GCGACAAAGTTCAGTGTGATGAAGTTAATTGAGCGAGAAGGCTTAATGTAGATATCTGCTACGAAACGGTTAGTATCGACGACTTCGCCGGTATTATTAGTTTCATCACAGATAACTGCAAAATCAGTTACACCACGACGACCTTTAACGTCACGGAGGAACGGTTCTACCATGTTACGGAACTGAGCACGTGTAAACTCATCGTTGAATTCGAAAAGCTGGTACTTAGAAGCTGTAGCAATAGCTTTCTCAAGAACGATGAATAGTCGTCGAACGTTGATCCGATCGAACGCAGAAGGTTTAGCCTGAGCGGTTTTATCACCATAGAGCAGGATACCCTGTCCTGGGAATGAAACGACTGGATTAACCCGTGCCAGATAAAGGTCATCTCGATCTGCTTGATTAGGATTATAAGCTAATTTTGTAACCCCTAAAAGTTGTCCCCGACTGAAGCCTGCTGGTGAGTACCAAGCATCGGCAACGTTATCGGTATTTGCACAAAGACCCGCGATTGAACCATTAGCTACGGTCCAGCGATATACGTCGTTATACTTATCATATACGTATAAAGCGCTTGAGTCGATAACACCATAAGAAGAAGACGAGAGCTGGTTAGCCCATTCTAGTACGTCTGCCTTTGGAGTTATTGTTCCAACGGTATCACTAATTGCTGGCGAAACGAAGGCTATACAGTCCTTACGAGCTTCAGCGATAGCGATCATGTTGTTGGCGTGTGTTACTTCTTCACCCTCAGGCGCTACACCCGAAATGAGAAGAGAGATATCTACTGTGTCTGAGTCAAGGTACAGCGAGTAGGCAATATTAAGTTCGCCTACAGACGGAGCGTTATCACTTGATCCACCGCTAAGTGAATAAGAGTTAGCGCCGGCCGGTCCACTGAAAGTGGTTCCAGCTGCTGATAAGCCCGCATTTGGGAAGTCAGTACTATCGTGACCACCCCAAGAAATCCATCGTGAGCTTTTATTCAACACTTCTTTATAGTAGTTGTTTGTACCATCATCGGCTTTTGCGTTATTAGCCTGTGAAACAAATCCGAAAGATTCCAGTACAGTGCCTGCTTGACCGGTAATCAAACCAGTATTATCGACAACTATAACGTGGACTTCGTCATTTGAACCACCAACTGATTGAGCAAATGTGGATGTTCCAGGAGGTGCGCTGAATTGGGACTTATAAGCCCAACTGGCAAAACCGGAAGCATCACAAACCTCTACTAGAAGTGAGTTACCCAATTCGCCCGGGTATTTAGCAACATAAAAGTCTGCAATCCCGAAAGTGACGTTATCATAGTCATCGTTATTCTTAACCAAGATACCAACACCGGATGCTGTAGCATTCAGGTGACTGGTCGCGGCTCGAACAACACGAAGTGAATTACCATACTGCAAGAACTGAGCAGCTGGCATGAAATATTTAAAAGTGTCGGAGTCAGGTTTACCGAAAATAGACACTAAGTCTTTTTCGGAACTAACGGTAGTTATTTGTTCTACTGGTCCCCACTGGAATGAACCTGCGATTGCGCCAATAGAAGCTGAGACAGCTGGGACTACGTTAGTCAGATCGGTCTCTATTACCTGAACTCCGGGCGAGACTAGAAACGCCATAGGAGATACCTCTCATTTATTTAATTAATATGTGATCACATAATACGAATATTCAATGAAGATATTTATGAAAAAGGGGGATTCAACTTTCATAAATAGTATTAATACCAATCATCTTCCCTGTCATCGGACAACCAGTTTGTGTCGGCTGATCGCCAACCTGCCAGTCTATCCCTTTCTTCCAATGGATCAGTCTCTACCATACTATCCGGCATAATGCCAAACGGTAACATATCATTCTCAATAGTCTTTGTGTGCTCAGCGAATAACTGATCTTTAATATTGATATCCGTATTTTCTAAGAACCAAGGTGTGTTTGCAAACCAACCTAGCAATACGAGGTTCATTACGAGATCGTCATGATTACTACCTGAAGCTTCGTACGATTGTCCTTTTGCAACAAAGGTACTCATTTCGATAATAGTCTCTTTATCTCGTATTTTTAATTTACCCTGTTCGACGATATCCTTAATATGCGAACAGCCAATCCTTTTTACCTTCTTATCCATGTGTACGCCCAATGCATCGGCTTTCACAGATGATTGGATAAACATGTTTTCATATTCCCAGTCGTAATACATACCATTACATACTACTGCACCCTGATCATTTGATTCTATAACAACATAAGCGCTATTATAATATTTGGCCCATCTATAGATCTTATCTGGATACAATAAGGGTGAGATAAGATTATTCTGATAAACGCAAGCCTGTTGCCATTGCTCTTCGGATATGTCGATGATATTAAAGGAGCTATAATCCATACCCCTTCCTTTCGCCACATCTACAAACATTATATACTTGTGATCTTCGATAGCAGGTATATACTGTCTTATCCCATCTTGAGAAAAGATAGGTTCTTCGGATCTTAAACCGAGTAACGCTTGACCGTTAAATAGGGTATTACTTGCACCCAGAAACTGGTTACCGAATTCCTGGTCAAACTGGAGCTCTGATGTGTTACCAATAGTCTGGCGTTTCCATTCGTCATCTCGACCGGGAACGTCCCACCAGTCTACACGGAATGGCTTATAATCACTTGTCCCTTGAACAGCGCCTTCATAAATGCTGTGATAAAGGTTACCGATACCATTAGCGGTCGAGGTGATAATTACTCTCGAGGTTTTACCCGATGATACCACTGGATATGTCGAGGTATAGAATTCAGTTGCATTATCAACGAATGCAAACTCATCAAGGTATAAGAGATTTATTGAGAAACCACGAATTGAGCTAGATGAGGTAGCTGCTGAAATGATACGAGAGTTATTACTGAACTCGATCGTAGATTTGTTTGCTGCTTTACAACCGGGTTGAAGCCAGAACGGTAGATTCTCCATCATCAGAGTAATACGACCAACCATCTCTCTAGCGGTACTACCTTTGTTAGCTAATATTGCTACGGTCTGATTGCCGTGAAACAGGGCATACCACAGGAGATACGCAAGTGAGCTAATTGACTTTCCCGACTGACGACAGGCAAGTACAACGGAAAATCTGTTAGAATTGAAATGATCGACCATTTCCTTCTGATAAGGATATAGCTCAAAGTTAACCAAACCCCTGTCTAGGTTGATTACTTTGATATACGTTTCCATAAAATACTGAGGAGAGTGCATGCACTTAGCATACTCTTTGATCTGTTCCTCTGTATATTTTACCTCGGCGCCATCCCTTTTAATATGGACGTTGCCACGATAAGTTAAATTCTCATCAATCATGATTTATAATTTTTTGCTGAGCATCAATTAGCATTTTCTGAAGGTCAGCGGTCGATCCAACAAAGACCGTATTATTGGTTACACTAGGAGGTGAAGTGGAAGCGGGATTTTCTGTTTTATCCTTTCCAAACCTCTTGCCGTTCTGTAACTCTTCCCGGTCTTTTTGTAGGGACATTAGCTTATCTGTCACATCCGCTATATCTTTCATGATTCTAGATAGTACTTCATAAGCCCTTGGGTGTTCGCTCTCGCGCGCAACATTAGCCATGAGTTCATAGTTTTCTTTATGACTTTCTAGAAGGTCTTTATACATCTTACGACTAAATTCGTAATCGTCAGCGATATCAATTTGATGTCTTTTTTCAGGTGGTAAAGCTAACTTTTTGGTCTCTTTCCTATCCTCGAGATTTTTATCCAACGATGACACCATCTTAAATTTTTTATATTCGTCCATCTTGCGCTCTCACTATGTCTGTAGGGAAGAATCCGTAATAGTCAATTGATCATTTAAAGAAAGTTGTAAGGTGAGCTCTACTGGTTTAGGCTCATCGGATTCAATAGTGATTAAGTAAATAACCCCAGTAGCTCCACTGATAAGTCCAGTAACAGTCGTTCCAATCAAAGGTGATTTACGCATAGGGTTACCTATAACACCCTCGGGTTGATCTGATAGAACCTGACCAATAATCTTCCCGCTCACCGATAACGATTCACCCTTTATAAACGCACCCGACTTATCCGATAAACCCATATAGAACTGATAGCTTGCCGGTACATCAAATATATATCCGGTAGTTGTGTAGTCATTAGGATCTGGTACATCTGGTGGATCATAATCGACAACTTCCGCAAAAGACTCTAAAAAGGTTTGAGGGTTATTCGCAACGTCCCAGAAGTCTATATGAGCCTGATGAATGACCGGTACATTATTATCGCTAATTGCCCCATAATATCGAGCCTTAATGGAAAAGGTTAAGGTGTGCATTATAACACGACGAGCAATATAATCGCTTTCATAATCATCTGAAAGAGAAACCCCGTCTAAGACGATCGGCATATCTGCCGTATCATGCGGAGTCCATTTAACACTTACGTTATACTCAGGATGAAAGGTTGGTAGGATCTGCTCTAATATCTGTAAACCGTCATCCTGGGCTTTAGCTAAAATATTCACTTCGAAGGTAAGGATGTATGGGACATATCCGGCAGACTTACTTACACTATTATCTGGGTTTCTAACTAGCTTATCATTGAAACGACTAACTTTAGAAGTAGGGTCATAGGATAATGAGGTAACCTCAAATGAAATCCGCGGCAACTTTATCGCCATAGCTGGATCGGTTAGATCAGGTCTTTCATCGATGCGGGATAGAAATTTCTGTGCAGGACCATAAGCCAATGGCACTTTCTCAACATTCAAGGCATTACCCGCTCGATCTCTGCGAATAACCTTGATATCATCAAAGAGCGAACCAAACACAGCTACTACCTTACGCGTGGTTGCGTGATAGAAATGTTTGCCGCTTATAAATCCTGCCATCTATTATTCTCCGAACGGATTAGATTCTGACCAATCGATTATATCATTTGCTTCGGTTTGGATCTCGGTATTTTTAGCATACGGATCATTTGCAAACGCATCCAGTCCTGATACACTCATAATACTGGTTGGGTATTCTCCAACTATAGCATCAGAATTTTGGTTAGGACTTATCCTAAACTCGTGGTACTGACTATCGCTAGTTTCAATATCGCCTATATACATCTTAGTATCTATACCATCTACGAATGATAGGATCTCAGCTGATATAATGACTCCATCATCTAACGTCTGAGAAATAGTTTGCCCTATCGTAAATCCGCTAGTTGCGATTTCCAGAATGTATTTGTAGGTTGAGATACTTTCGAACTGATCAACTGCTCCGATACCGGTATCAATATCTTCGCCACTGTATTCAAATAATCGGCATTGTAATTTGTAAACAGGCAGATTAGATAACTGAAAGAAAGGTTCTTGATGTTCTACGTGGCTAATCTCAAATAAGGAATTACCTAATGGGATATAGATCAAATCCCCTTCATTAGGTCTAATTAGATCTACCTGTTCGCCTACGTATCTATTCCAGGTACGTTTAGCGCTAATAAAGGTAATCTCATCACGGATCTCTAGACCAAATTTCTGGAAGAGATCACCTTCCCCTCCGAACCCTTCTACGTTCTCGATTTAGATTCCTTGTCCTCATTAAGAACCCAATCCCGATCTACTATAGTACGTGGGATGTAGTATATATTTTGACCGTAAATAGAAATAGATTCTATGATAATATCTTCGAAAAGTTCTGCTTCAGATTTTACCTTATCACTAAAGTATACACTCTTTGCACCTGATACAGCCATCAATGGTTACCGCCTTTGTGGATAGTCATGTGATTATCCACTGATAAAATCTATGGGTAGCTCCCAAGTATTCCGGAGCTCTTCGTATAGTTGTTCTATATCACCGGTGGCTTCATCGTAGATCTGTTGA